TATTGGCAGTTCTATAGAGAATGGAATTACTATTGGTTATGAGGTTATAACTATGGATATTGAAAAAAGCACTTGTGTTTTAAAAGCAGCAGGTACTATGAAAGTTGGTAATGAAGTAAGAAATGTGATGAGTTTTGGTGAAGCGTCTCCTGCTAACTTAAATGGTGGTGGTAAGAAATTCCCAGTATCAATGGCAGAGAAAAGAGCAATGAGTAGAGTAGTGTTGAAACTGACAGGATTCTATGAGCAAGGAGTGTTTGGGCAGGATGAAATTGTAGATGAGCCTAAGTAATAGTGATATAGATGAACTTTTTGATGGAAAGCCTAGTGAGATAACAAACTCACAATGGCTGACCATTGAGGGTAACATTGACTTCACATCACTTACAACAACAATGAAGGCTGATATTCTAAACAGAATTAATGATTTATCAGAAGAAGAAGCAGAAGAAATAATAACTAAACTATACAACAATAGATATGAAAAAGACCCACAAAAGCAATGGCTCAAAATGCACAAAGACGGAGTATTTAGAGATAGAGATTTTTAAGCACTTCCTAAAATCTTTCACTTACATTATATGGCAGAATAAAAGTGTATTAGATTTTGCTACAGAAGATGAGATAATGAGTCTGCTAGATGAGAAACAATTACTAGACTTCTATCACTTTGATAAAACAAGTTTCAATGTTAGTGTTGAGAAGATTGAAAAATACATAAATAGGAATGACTAAGAAGTATTCATTACTAAAAATAAGACAATCTAGGAATGAGTTTGAAGCACTACTAAGAATTTATGGAATATCTAATTCAACTCTATGTAAGGTAATAGGAGTAAACTATGCTACCAGTAGAGATTTTATAAAGATACCATCCAACCTTAGATTTATACACGCACACAGATTAGCTGACTTTATAGGCTTAACAGTTCAAGATGTAGTTGATACAATAGTGTACGACTTAAATAAACAATAAACACAATGAAAAGAAGAAGATTAAAATTTAGCGACTACTACAATAATATAATTATGTCTGAATTGGCAGATATATATGAAGTAGATAAAGAAAGAATGTTTTTAGGTAGTAGAAAGAAAAACATTATATTTGCTAAGAGAATGTACATATACATTTTAAGAGAGATGTTTGGATTAACTCTAATGGAGATAGCAGGTGTAACTAACTTACACCACTCATCAATAATACATCACACAAGAAAGTTTGAGTTCTTCTACAATAATTACACTGAAGAATCTGGATTATTTAAAAGAGTAGAAAATAAGATAATTGAGGTAGAGATAGATGAGGAGATATTAGGTTTAGAAGTAAAACAAAAAAAAATAACGGATTCATTAACTAAATTATATAAAATTAAAAAACAAAAAAATGACAGACAAGAAAGAGAAGGTTTACTTACCGAGTAGTATTAAAAACATTCCAACTAAGTATGGAGAAATGATGGTTGCTAACTTTAAGTTAGATGAACTACAAAAGAATGCAAAGAATGGTTGGGTATCAATGGTTATTTCAGAGCGTAGAGAGCCATCAGAAAAAGGTGCGACACATTATGCCTATGTAAATGATTTTGAGCCAAAGGAGAGTACTAAGAATGCTCCTAAGCAAGAGTCTAGTAGTGATGATAGCTCAGACTTACCATTCTAAATAAATAATATGAGGGGAGGTGAAATATCCTCCTCTTATTTTTAAAACTATAACACAATGAAAGAACAACCAAACTTCTATGCTGTAATACCTTCTGGTGTAAGGTATGATAAAGACTTAACTCCAAATGCTAAACTTCTTTACGCTGAAATAACATCTCTACTGTCAATGGGTGGAGAGTGTTATGCTTCTAATAGATACTTCTCAGAGTTGTATGGTAAGAATAAAGTAACTATTTCCAGATGGATTAAAGAATTAAAGGAAAGAGGCTACATATCAGTTAGTTATACATACAAGGAGGGTAGTAACGAAATTGCTAATAGGTATATACAAATTTGTTTCACCCCCCTTAGCAAAAATGACAAAGGGGTATTAACAAAAATGCTAAAGAATAATAATACTAGTATTAATAATAAGAGTATTAATAATAAGGGTAATTTTAAAATACCAACAATAATTCAAGTTAAAGAATATTGTACTGAAAGAAAAAATAATGTAGATGCAGAAACATTCTGTGATTTCTATGAAAGTAAAGGTTGGCAAGTAGGTAAGGAAAAAATGAAGAGTTGGAAAGCTTGTGTAAGGACTTGGGAGAAAAGCAGTAGAAACAATAATACTAATGATAGAACTACATCACATAGACACAAGTCAGGTAAAGACTATGGGGATGGTTCTTTTTAAAAACAAAAAAACTATGGACTACAAAAAAATTGACAATATTGAAATAGATGGAATAGATACTAAAGACTATCCTGACTTCTGTGATGCATACATATCAAGTGCTGACTATGATGGTGTACCAATGACTGATGAGCAGTTAGATGAACTTAATGAAGATGGAGATTATGTTTATGGACATATAATGGATTACTTACAATAAAATTATGAGAACAATAGAAGATACATTTAAGATAGAAAACTTCCTACAGCCTAAGATGTATAATAGGTTTAAATTAGGAACTACAGATGAATTGAGAGAAATGTTTATTAAAGCATTTAGGCATTACGATAGAACGATTGATGTGTATGAGCATCTTGATTCTTATGATGATATAATAGATTGGCTATCAGATACTAAAGGTAGAGGTTTAATGTTAATGGGTGATTGTGGATTAGGTAAGTCTACTATTCTTAACTTTGTTATTCCTGCAATCTTTAGAACAAAAACAAATAAGCTACTTACTAGCACCCCAGCAAAAGAACTTGGAGAGGTAGAGAGGAGTTCTGCTTCATTTATTATCATTGATGACTTAGGTACTGAGAGTATTAAGAATGATTATGGTACTAAGATAGATGCAGTTGCTGATGCTATATCTTATGCTGAGGATAGTTCAAAGACTTTACTAATAACGACTAATTTAGATGCAGGAGAATTGAAAGAAAGATATGATGAGAGGACTTTAGATAGACTAAGGAAGTGTAAAGTGGTGGTAATCAAGGGTAAAAGTTTTAGAAACTAATTACTATAAAATTCAATTATTTTTATATATTTGTAAGATGAAAAAAACAGATGAAGAGAAGAGAGAGAAGTTTAGTGTGCCTAAAGTTATAAATACTGACTTAACATACTATATGCAGTTTGGATGGAAGAGGTTAAGAGAGTCTTCAAGTAGGGCTAAATCAGCAAGTAAGTTCTTAGGTAATACTTATCAAGATAACTTTCCTCCACAACAAGACTAATGATAAATACTCAGGAAATAATTAATAATCAATACAGGGTAAGACCTAAAAGCTTTTAATTTTTCAGACCTGAGTAGTAAAGGGGGGGTTTGGTCGCCTCCCCAATACAACTAAAATATATGCAAGTAAATATAATAGAGGTGAAAACAAAGATAAAGAATGTAAATACATATAATGTGTCTAGTTTATTCATCAATTTACAAGACAATGAACCGAATAGAAATAGTAATCGGCTCAACAAAACAATAGAAGTGTATCTAATATGAAACAAAACAAGGTAAAATGTAACTTATATGAAACATTAAAGAACTAAAACAATAGATATGAAATGTCCAAAGTGTAGTACAGAATTAATATGGGGTGGAGATAATGATTATGAAGATTATGATGCTGAAGGAGAAGGTATAGTGTCTAATAATAGTTGTCTTAATGATGAGTGTGATGTGGAAACTGTTATAATATATACAAAAACAAAATAATAATAAGATGGCAGTAGAAAGAACATACAAAACAATCAAGTGGGTACTTAAAGGACACATCAAGAACAATGTCAATTCTTTATGGATATGGGAAGAAGATAACTTTACTTGTATCTACAATGAGTATGCAGGAAATGAGAGGATATATACCAGTAATCAACTCTTAAGACTTTTAACACAATGATTTATTTAAATTTAATAATAGGATTTGTATTACTTATAGCTTTCATAATGATATTTATGAGTATTGTAGAGGGCAAGATAAGAGATAGACAAAATGAAAAGATTGTGTGGAGGATAGAAGAGATGGATAAGATAGAGAAGAGAGATAAGGTGGTAACTAGGACAGGAGGACTAGCACACGATAGAAATAGAAGTTATAGCGAAATACAAAAACAAAATGACAGTAAAACACAATAAACTTTATTACGAGAAAGGTAGGAATGGATATACTACGAGTGATACAATAAATCCTAAGATGAAACTAACTAAAGAAGAGTTAGGCTTAGTAGCAGACTACAGTAAAGATAAGATACCTAACTATTATATTGGTAAGGTGTATGGCTATGAGGCTAGGAAAGTAATTGAAGACTTTGATTTATCCTATAATGTCGGAACTGCCACCACATATTTGCTCAGAGCAAAAAGAAAACATTCTACAAGTGTTGAGTGCATACAGAAAGCAATCAATCATCTTGAGTTTGAATTAGATAAGATTAAAAATGAAAAAACCGATATTTAGAGTATTCATATCGTATGAGATAAAGAATAAAGGTGCTGTAACTAGGAAGGTTACCACTGGTATATTAGATACATTTGCTCTAACCTCTAACATAGAGGAAATAAAGAAAGACCAAGAACTGATAGATAGAATATGTTACTTAAATAAAAAGAAGCTAAACAAAGTAGACATCACTATAACAAGTGTTGATGTTGAAAACCAATATGGTGAAACTGTTGATAGATTCTTAGATGAATATTAAATTATGCCAAAGATAAGAAAGATAAAAGTAGGTGATAGGAAAGACTCAAGAGGTGGAGGCTACTCAAGAAGAAAGTTTACTGTTGCTGAAGCTGATGCTATAAGACTAGAGTTTAATACTGCTAGTGATAAGATAACTATCTCTGCTATGGCTAGGAAGTATGAAGTATCACAACCATTAATGTATCAACTACTCAAAGGTACTACCTATACCGACAAGAAGGGAGGGGTAGGGGACAGAGGGGGTAGAAGAGGGGGTAAGAGGGGTACTACAAGAGATAGAGAGTAGACTATGGCAATGAAGAAAGAAGCTAGAGTACAATCAGCATTCTGTACATACATACAGTTTGCATACCCATCAGTTAGATACTGTGCATCTCTAGGTGGTATAAGAACCTCAATGACTCAGGCTATTATGGCTAAGAAGACTGGATATGTTAAAGGCTTTCCTGATATGCAGATATGTAAGGTCAATAGCGAGTACGCAGGGCTGTTCTTAGAGATTAAAGCTGATAAGACTGGCTATGCATCCAAAGAACAAAAACAATGGGTAGCTGACCTTAATGAAGCAGGTTACTTTGCCAAAGTAGTTAAAGGATTAGAAGAATGTATGGATGTCCTTGATTGGTATATGAAAATAAAATAATTTTCTAAAAAACTTTTACAAAAACTTTTCTTAAATTTCTGCCTGAAACTGCTGAAACTGCTGAAACTGCCAGACTTCTCCTATGTGCGTGTATGCGTGTATATGTGCGTTCTATATACTGCAACTTACTAATTATCAGCTATTTAGAATGGTTCTAAATTTCATTATTAATAAATATTTTTAACAATTTGCTTGCTATTGTGTAAAACCTTTGTATATTTGCACCATAATAATTAACTAAAAAATTAAAATTATGATAACAGTAAACAGAAGAAAGTTAAAAAACTTTAATAGAATGATAAAAAGCGATAATTTATTACTACAATCAAAATTAGAAAAAAAATCAGGTAATTTAGTGCAAGCAAAAATATTGCTAAAAATGTCTGAAAAATTATCTAGAATTTGCAAAGAAGAAAGTTTAATCTTTGACGCACAAAACATTTTAAAAAAATAATTATGCTCTTTGATTTTATCGACTTGACGTCCGCATTCAGGGCAATTGCCATCCTTCAAATCCTTTTCTGTCCAGAATCTTTCGTCGGGAAGGCAGTACCAGCCTTCATAGCTGTCTTTGTAAATCTCTCCCTTATCGAACAGAGACTGTAATATTTCTTTTACAACAGATTTATGTCTTTCTTCAGTGGTTCGTATGAAATCGTTGTTGGAAATATTTAAGCGAGTCCACAACTCTTTGAATCGAGTATGGAGG